AACTGGTGAGTGAGCCTGCTGTGAAACTGGTTGATGCCACAGAAGCCTGGCTCTACGACACTGTGAAACGCAAACTGATCCATGTGGTTGGTGATGCACATCGCGGCAACTTTACAGTGAAGAGTAGTGCTGTGATTGGTTTTGACACTGGCACAAGTTCGCAGAAAACCCTGCGTAAGCCAGCAGAGACCCTGAAAGCATTGTTGGCAGCAGGCAAGCCGGCCACACGCAAGATCTTCAAAGAGTTGAGCACTACAGAAACCCAGTGGAACGGGCGTGGCAACGACAATTTGATCATCCTCAAGGTCTGGTAATGTGCTAAATATTGGGGACGGAGTCCCCAATGGAAGAACAACAACCAATAGACCTAGTAACACTCAAAAACAACCTTTTTGAGTATGTGCGCCTGCAATTGGGCAGCCAGATCATTGACATTGAACTGGATCCTGCCCACTTTGAAGCAGCATATCAAAAGACCATTGGCACTTACCGCCAACGGGCCAATGCCGCGTATGAAGAAAGTTATAGCTTCATGCAGTTGGTGAACCAGCAAAATATCTACACCTTGCCTCAGGAAGTGCAGAGTGTGCGACAGATTTTCAAACGCACCTTTGGTATAGCGTCGGGGCCCATGGGTTCAAATTTTGATCCGTTCAGTCAGGCACAGATGAATGTGTATCTGATCAACTTTAATCAATCAGGTGGCTTGGCCACATACGACTTCTACAGCCAATATGTGGAATTGGCTGCTAGGATGTTTGGTGGTTTCTTGAATTACACTTGGAATCCGGTTACAAAGAAACTGCAAATTATCCGTAATCCAGCAGGTGGTGGTGAAGTGGTGTTGTTGTGGACATACAATCTCAAACCTGAAATCCAGTTGTTGAGTGATTTCCAGATACAGCAATGGATCAGAGATTACATGGTAGCAGTAAGCAAGATGATCATAGGCGAAGCCCGCGAGAAATTTGGCACTATCGCCGGACCCAATGGTGGTGGCACACTCAACGGTGCTGCTATGAAAGGCGAAGCCAAGGCTGAGATGGAAGATCTCATCAAGCAATTGGTGAATTATGTGGATGGAAGTCAGCCATTAACCTTTGTGATTGGCTAAGATCTGTGCTATAATCAGCACATGGCTGATTTAATGATTGATATTGAAACGGTAGGCACAGGCCCAGAAGCCTGTATCCTGACCATCGCCGCCCAGGCATTTGATCCACTAGGCACTGGCTATCACACGCAACAATTCTACGCTAGGATCGATCCGGACAGTCAACCTGATCGTAACATTGAACAGGGCACAATTGAGTGGTGGGCTACCCAACCGCCCGAAGCACAGGAAGAAGCATTTGGCTTGGATAATAGAATTCCACTTGACACAGCACTGGAAGAATTGGGTCGATTGATTTGGCGATCAAAATCAATCTGGGCTAACGGTCCAACTTTTGACATGAACATTCTTGAGCATGCTTACAAGAGTTTCCGCCGCCCGTTGCCCTGGCAATACTACCGAGTGAGAGATGCCCGAACTGTTTACGCACTGTATCCAGACCTGGGCAAACCGCCAGCAAGTCATCATGCTCTTGAAGATTGCCGTAGACAGATTGACCTGCTACAGGCCACACTCAAACACCTAAACGTAAAGGCACTATCATGATTATTGGAATCTGCGGATTTATTGGAGCAGGCAAAGACACTGCTGCTGACTATTTGGTAAACTTTCACGGCTTCCGTCGTGATTCATTTGCTGCCACACTCAAGGATGCTGTGGCAGCGGTGTTTGGCTGGGATAGAGAATTGTTAGAGGGACGCACAAAAGAAGCACGAGAGTGGCGTGAACAGGTGGATCCTTGGTGGAGCCAGCGTCTTGGCATGCCCACACTCACACCGCGCTGGGTGCTGCAATATTGGGGCACAGAAGTGGGTAGAAATGCGTTTCATACAGACATCTGGATTGCTAGTTTAGAAAACAAACTGCGGAAAAGCGCAGACAACATTGTGATTTCAGATTGCAGATTCTACAATGAAGTGGCTGCTATCAAGAATGCGGGTGGGCGTGTGATCTGGATACAGCGCGGAATCACACCGCATTGGTATGATATTGCAGCCAAGGCCAATCACGGAGATGAAGCAGCACGTCGTTGGTTAGATTCAGAAAACATCCATTCCAGCGAATACTCCTGGGCAGGAACTACGTTTGATCATGTGGTAGAAAACAACAGCAAAGTGGCAGACTTGTATGATCAACTTAGCGGTCTGCTTGCAGTGAGTTTGGAACCCAAGGAACGTCTAGTCGCTTGACTTCCTCCGCACAGTTCAGGCACACAGTCCTGAGATTGTTCAACGCGACATTCCTCATGTTACCATCCATGTGATATACCAGCGTTTGGCTGGCATATCTTGGGTTAAACCCACAGCGATCGCATGAGGGTTTTTTCTTGTAGCCTCCACGTTTCCATAGTGCTTCGGGCGGCTTGATCTTCTTGTTTCGGCGGATGCAGTGATCGCATCTGGCTCGATAGTGCGTGATGTCATCTCGGTGATAGTTTATAGCTACCGGACGTTGATTACAGGCTGTGCATATGGGTCTCATGAGGTATTTAGTTGCAAACCTTTGGCAAAGGGCTCCTCAACACCATGAGTTTTGTGGTCATCCGATAAATATCTATAACAGTTTTAAAGGAGCCAACATGGCAACAGCACCATTAGTATCACCTGGCGTGCAGGTTTCAGTTATCGACGAAAGTCAATACCTGCCAGCATCTACCAATTCCGTCCCTTACTTTTTGATCGCCACGGCGCAAAACAAAGTATCCGGATCAGGAGTGGGCGTAGCAGCAGGAACATTAGCAGTCAACGCAAATCGTTTGTATCTGATAACCAGTCAACGAGATCTCGCAGCCACATTCGGCAATCCATTCTTCTACAAAACCACGATTGGCACTCCGATCAATGGTTACGAACTCAACGAATACGGCTTGTTGGCAGCTTACTCAGCATTGGGTGTTACCAATCGTGCCTACGTGCAACGTGTGGACATTGACCTCACACAACTCACTGCTACATTGGTTCGACCAACTGGCGAACCCACAAACGGCACATATTGGTTGAACACCGCAGCTACACAATGGGGCTTGTTTGAGTGGAATCAGACCACTGGCGCGTTTACTGTGATGACCCCTAGCGTGATCACCACTACTTCAGACACGCTTAATGGCGCTCCTCTGCAGAATTATGGAAGCATAGGTGATTATGCTGTGGTAGCAACCAACACAGCTAACCCTGTGTATTACAAAAATGGCGCCGTATTAGCAGACCCAGGCGTCAATTCCACCACACTTAGCGATCTTTACAACACCTGGGTCCTGGTAGGAACTGACGATTGGAAATTGAGCTATCCTGCCATCCAAGGCTCCAATGCTGTGACCGACGCTCTTATAGCCGGCAACACTATTGTGATCAATGGAACGTCGGTAGCTGTGCCTGCATCAAGTAACAATACCGTCCAAGGACTCAGCGGTGCTATCAATACTGCTGCTATCACCGGTGTGTATTCTGCTGTGATTGATAACAAACTGTGCTTGTTTGCTGATAGCACAGCCACTGCCGACGGGTCAACAGCGGATGATGGTGCTATTGTGATTACCTCAGCTGGATCAACATCAGGACTGCTCACAACATTGGGTCTCACAGCAGGAGTCACCTACTATGCTCCGGGACTCCAGCAGAGCCCCAACTATCAAAATCCACGTTGGAGAGCAACAGACGCCACTCCGCGTCCTACCGGAAGTGTGTGGAACAAGATCACAGCACAAAATCTTGGAACCTTGATGACTGTAGAAAAATACAACACAGCATTAGGACAATGGGTTCAACAAGCTGCTCCTGTTTATGAAAATGACTGGAATGCCAACGCTGCTCTTGATCCCACAGGCGGCGGTAAGAACATTCCTGCCGGCACAACCTACACACAATACAATGTGGATCCGGTGTCCAGCACCGTGAATGCTTATCCTTACAACAGCACCTACACTCTGCAGGTGTTTGAACGCAGCCCGGCTGGTGCCACAGTGATTACCGGCAGCACTTCTACCCCAACAGTGACCAGTGGTGATCAGTTTACCATCACCACAAGCATTGCAAATTCTACTTCATTGACCAGCACAGTCACAGTTACTATCAATGGCAATACTGTGTCTGACTTTATCACTGCTGTGAGTTCTGCAGGTTTTCCATATGTTAGTGCCACTGTAAACAGTTCCGGCGCTATTGTGTTTACTCAAAGCCAAGGTGGTGTGATTCTGTTACAAGAAGTCACAGGAACTCCTATTGCCGATGCTGGATTTACCGCCAGCACCACAGGTTGCAGAAACATTGTAGATGGCAATCAAGATGCTTTCTTGCAACTCAGCGGTTGGATTCCACTCACATATACCGCCAGTGATGTGGCACCTTTCCAAGATCCTGCTGATGGCACATATTGGTATTACTCAACAGTGAATCAAGTTGACATCATGATCAACACTGGCACAGGATGGGTGGGTTATCAGAATGATTACAACGACACACGTGGTTACAATCTAAATTCAACCAATCCTACTGGTCCGATCATCGCTGCCACAGCACCTACCACACAGACTGATGGAACACCATTGGTATACGGTGATTTGTGGGTGGACACAACCAATCTTGAACTGTATCCGCAGCTATACCGTTGGCAAGCAGTTGACGGAGTGAATCAATGGGTGCTGATCAACAACACTGACAAACAAACATCAAATGGTATCTTGTTTGCAGATGCCCGTTGGAGCAGCACAGGCACAGTGAATCCTATCACTGGTAATTTACCCAGTATCACCACATTGCTCACAAGCGATTATTTAGACGTTGATGCACCTGATTACACCTTATACCCCGCAGGTATGTTGTTGTGGAACACACGTCGTTCAGGGTTTAATGTCAAGAGCTTCCAGGTCAATTACTTCAATGCCCAGAGTTTCAGCTATCCTGCATGGTCAAGCAGCAGCACCTATGCAGTAGGCGATCAGGTATTGTATAATACGGTGTTGTATGTGGCTATCCAGTCCGGCACAAACCAAAATCCTGCTACCCAAACTTCATATTGGGATCTATTGCAAACCAATAGCTGGGTCACAGCATCCGGAAATCGTGCCGATGGCTCGCCTTACATGGGACGTTTTGCCCAACGTGCGTTGATCGTTGCTGCATTGAAATCTGGTATTGATACTAGCGTGACACTACGTGAAGAACAAGCACAGTTTAATCTTGCTGCTTGCACAGCATATCCTGAACTGATTCCTAACATGGTAGCACTTAGCGACGAAAGAAATAATACCTTGTTTGTTGTAGGCGACACACCAATGAGATTGGGTGCTCAATCTGGTGATATCACAGCTTGGGCCACCAACAACAACAATGCTGGAGTGTTTGCCGGTGACGGATTAACATCTAGATCACCCTACGCTAGTGTATTCTATCCCAGCTGCGAGACCACTGATCTAGGTGGAAGTCCAGTTGTTACTGCACCTAGCCACATGATGGTCCGCACAATCATCCGCAGTGATTCAGTAAGCTATCCATGGTTAGCGCCGGCTGGAACACGTCGAGGTGTAGTTGATAATGCCACAAGGATTGGTTATATCAATGCCGCTACAGGCAATTTTGTAACTATTGGTAACAACCAAGGTCTGCGTGATGTTGAATATCTCAACTCTATCAACCCAATCACATTTATTCCAGGTGTGGGTATCACTAACTTTGGTAACAAAACACTTTATGATCAGGCCACTGCACTGAACCGTATCAATGTCGCAAGACTGATTGCGTTCATGCGCGGTAGATTAGAAGAAATTGGCAAGAGCTTCTTGTTTGAACCCAATGATCAGATCACTAGAAATGAAATGACCAATGCTGTGAATTCATTGTGTATTAACCTTGTGGCCAAGCGTGGTATCTATGACTTCTTGGTAGTGTGTGATGATAGCAACAACACACCTGCAAGAATTGATGCCAACGAACTATGGGTTGATATCGCGATTGAACCAGTGAAAGCAGTTGAATTCATCTACATTCCTCTGCGTATCAAGGCCACAGGTGCTATTGCTAACAGCCAAAGTGCAGCACAAACTTCTATTCAATAACAAGAGGTTAGCAGCAAAAATGGGGTGGAAACACCCCATTTTTTTGGCCTCAACTGAGGTAAATAAATGCATAGGAGATAACAAATATGGCCGTTTCATCATTAACAAGAATGACAGTGCCCTTGGCAAGCGATCAAAGCGCGAGCAGCCAAGGCTTGCTCATGCCCAAACTGGGATATCGCTTCCGAGTGATATTTGAGAACTTTGGTGTAAGCACACCCAGAACAGAACTTACCAAACAAGTGATTGACTTCAAACGTCCTACCGTGACATTTGATGAAATTTCAATTCCACTGTATAACAGCACTCTTTATCTAGCGGGCAAATACAAATGGAGCAACACCACTTGTAACCTACGTGATGATGCCAGCGGACATGTGAGCCGCCTGGTTGGTGAACAGCTACAGAAGCAGATGGACTTTTTTGAAATGGCATCAGCTGCTGCTGGTATCGATTACAAGTTCACTACCACATATCAAGTGCTGGATGGCGGCAACGGTGCTGCTACTCCTGTGATATTGGAGCAATGGGAATTGTATGGCTGCTACCTTGAAGGTGCAGATTACGGCACTACCAGCTATGCTGACAACAAAGCCATGCAGATTGCCATGACCATTAGATACGATAATGCTAATCAGACAGCTCCAGGTAACTTGGGTGTTGGCACCACACTGGGTCAATCGCTCAATAGAACTCTTGAGGCTGCTGGCGGCGCGGTCACAGGATAATAGCACATGGCTTGGGGAGAAGATTTCCTCCAAGGTTTTTTTGGTGGGCAGGGTTTCAAAGACTATGCCCACGCTTCCAAGACCTTTCTTACCAACGGGTATCAATATGCACCACGGAACAAATTCCTGTTCCATTGCTATTTCAATATCAACACATCAGTTAATCCTGTGTTGTCCAACGCATTCAACAACACAGAAAAAGCCACCATTGGCCTCATGGTCAAAAGCATACAGTTGCCCAAGTATACCATTGATACAGAAACTCTGAATCAATACAACCGCAAGCGTGTGGTGCAGAAAAAAATCAATTATCAACCTGTGTCGGTAACATTCCATGACGACGGCGGAGATCTCACACGTTCTCTATGGTATTACTACTACAGTTATTATTACAAAGATCCCACACAGGCCTATGGTCCACCGGCATTCAACGGAAGCATTGGTGAATTGCAATCACTGCCAGGATTCACCTATAACAGTAGAGACATCTACGCCAGAGACCGTGTGGTAAATGATTGGGGATATATTGGCGAAAGTTATGACCAAGGCAGCACCGGAGGGCAAGGCACAAATTCGGGCGGAGATCAAAACTCAGGAAAGCCACCATTCTTCAGAGACATCATGATCTATGGCATGGATCAACGCAGGTTTGCAGCATATACGTTGATCAACCCTATAATCAAGAGTTGGGATCACGATACCTATGATTATGCTCAAGGTAGCGGAACCATGCAAAACTCCATGACCATTGAATACGAAACTGTGAAATATTATGGCGGAGCATTAGGCGGGGTGAGACCAGATACTAATGTTATGGGGTTTGGAGATCCTGCATACTACGATACTGTAAGATCCAGTTTGGCTCGCCCGGGCAGCACACAGAGTGTGCTGGGACAAGGTGGTTTGCTAGATGCCGGCATAGGTATTGTGCAAGACCTGCAGAGCGGCCGGGGGTTGGCTGGCGTCATTGGCGCTGTGCAAAAAGCAGGCACCGCTTACAACACATTCAAAGGTGTGGATTTGAAATCAGTGGCCAACGAAGAAGCCAATGCAGCTCTCAAAGGTGCATTGCTTAATGGTGTTCCGGCCATGGTTCGACAAACACCAAACAAAGATGGCGGAATTTTGTTTCCTGGTTACCAGACTCCAACCAGACCAGGAGATAGATATTATCCTGCCACAACCACAGTGATTCCAGGAAGTAAAACATAATGGGCGGAACAGTTAACGCACTCAACACCAATGTAGATCTCACAGTCAGGATCTATGATCAATTCTACGCCTATGAACAATATGTGACCGTGGAAGATTATGATGTGGTTTACAGCTACATGCGATCAGTTTTTACCACTGATTTAGCTGCTGGCAATTTTACCGTGGCTTTGTTTAGAATAGCCGATCAGACCAGAACCAATGTGATCACTATCTTGCAAAGTTTACAAGGGCAGAATCAGTTAGAACTCACACAGACACTTTGCTATTATCTTAACAACTTGAGAAGTGGTAGCACATTGTTGGGCATCAACAGACCCACACAGGCCAACTACTATACCGCAAGGAATGTGTTGACATGAGCCGGTGGGCCAACGGATTGTATGAGCTTGCAAATCCGGGCAAGTATGTGGGCAAAAATCAACCTCGATACCGATCAGGGTGGGAACATTCGTTCATGCGATTCTGCGACAAAAACGATGCGGTGATCCAATGGGCCAGTGAAAGCATAGCCATACCCTACAAGAATCCCATCACTGGAAAGAATTCCATGTATGTGCCGGATTTCTTTATCACATATCGCACCAAGGGCAATGTTCAGCGTGCCGAGATGATTGAGATCAAACCCAAAAAACAAAGCATAATTGAAAGCAAGATGAACAGCAAAGACCGTGCTGTGGTTGCTGTGAACTATGCTAAATGGGCAGCAGCACAGGCCTGGTGCAAGCGAGCAGGCATACATTTTCGAGTCATAACAGAAGACGACATGTTCCATAAGCCGGGTTGACAGATCCGGTAAATATGGTATGACTAAAAAACTCGAAGAGTTATTCGACTTACCGCCCTCTGGAGATCCCGAAGAGGATCTGATCTACACCCCCGAACAAACCCAGTCAGTTATGGCTGAAATTGATGATGCCATTGACAAGATTGACGCCGCCTTGCCGGGTGTGCGCGACTTGAGTTCATCAGATCAGGAGATGGACGAACTGGCTGATATGGCCAAAGGCAGCTACAAGGATCTCATGGATCTAGGCATGAATGTAGATTCAAGATTTGCTGCCGAGATCTTTAGTGTGGCCGGCGCCATGCTAGGACATGCACTCACTGCCAAGCAGGCCAAACTGACCAAGAAGTTAAAAATGATTGATTTGCAGTTGAAAAAAGCAAATCTGGATGCCAAACTAGCCGACTCAGACCGAGACCCACCACAGCAAGGCCAAGGCCATGTGTTGGATCGTAATGAATTGTTGGATAGATTGTTGGGCGATAGAAAGACAAATGCCAAAAAAGTATAAATATCACATAGGACTCTGATATGAAAAAATTTCACCAATATCTTGCAGAAAGCGAACGCACATACGATTACAGGATCAAGATCCTGGGCGACGTGCCTCCAACCTTTATCAAGGATCTGGAACAAAAACTTGAACAGTTTGACATTGTGAAGATGTCGGGCAAAAAGACCACACCCGTGCAACGACTATTAAAGGACTTTCCTGAAGCAGAAAACGACATGGTTACAAGTGTGGATGTGAGTTTCCGTTATCCTGCTATCGAACCACAGATACAACAACTAGCACAACTGTTGGGATTTAGTCCCAACAGGATCCGACTGTTGACACAATCGTATGTGGACAGCATGGACAAAGAGATCTCTGACATCAACGCACAGAATAAAGATTTGATCGCAGACACCGATTATCCTGCACCTGATGCCAAACAGCAAGAGCTCAAGAAAGATTACTCCGGTGATCCTTA